GGTATATCCTTTCCCCTATGGGCAGGGTAAGAACCCCCATTGGCTTGGGGGCAAGGGTTTATGCCAGGTCGTACAAGAGGCCCTGACGACGACGATTGTTGGTGACCAACTGGCCACCAAATACCACGAACGCAGCACGGGCAAGCTGGTTGCTCGGACGCTGGAACGGGGTCTTCGAGAAGTTGCGGCCAGCCTGCACCTTCAACTTCAGATACTTGGTGTTGAGGAAATACATACTGTCAGTGACACAATCCCGATCAGCAATCAGCGGTGCGCCACGGAACGTGACATCGCCAGTGACACCAAGATCTGCCTTCCCCGCGCCAGTAAAGCGGGTATGGCCTGTGCCTTCAAACACGGCCTCGTAGTTCCCGTAATGGGTATGCGAAGCAACGAGAAGGGTGGGTTTGTCATTGCCCTCAGAAACCGCATTCCACATCTGGCCCATGGCCAGAATGCCGGTGTACTGATCACCGATCTTGGTCAGGAAATTGGTATACGTGGCCAGCATTTCACCCGTACCAGCAGTGAAATCGCCACGCTTGTTGTCCCACCACGTATTGGAGGTCTGCGAAATGCCACCCAGCGTTGTGCCGGTTGACTCTGCACAAATGTCCTGCAGGCCAAGCATCGACTTACCGGACTGGGCGAGGTGGATCGAAGCGTTGATCGTATCAAACGACTTGGTCATGGCCTGCTTGGCCTTGGCCGTAATCAGTTTGACCGATCCAGACTTACGGGACTCGTCGTCTTCAGTGTCAGAAATAACCACTGGGACGGCGTTGTAGCGGAACTGATAGAACGCGGCTGTGATGCCGTCGTTCGCGTTGGTGGACAATACGTCGTAACCGTCGAACCACTCGGACGATCCAAGACCGTACATCAGATCTTCCTGGATCTCCTTGCCACCGGTTTCAACTTCCATGACACCCGAACGCTTGAGACGATCTGTCGTCGGATAGCTGTCGGAGATGTTATCCGTCAGCCGCTTCCGATGCGACCGCATCGTCAATGTCCAAGCCGCGTCCCAGGTTTCACTGGTGGTTGCAGCAGCCATAATTGGAACCCCTGTCTATGGGAGCAATCGCTCCCTTTGTTGGCGTTGTAGAGCTACGCCTTCAAACCCAGTGCTTCCAGCTTTGAGGCAAGCTCTGCTTCGGATAAAGCACCCGAGCCATTATCAGCAGCAACAGAGGGAGTAGACGAGGCATTACCAGCAGCGTTGCGCCGGACGCGCTTCTGGCCAGCCTGTAATTGAGCAGACTTCTGGCCAGAAATTCCGGTGAGCAACTCGTACGCTTCAGCAGGCGTGTAGTTCTTTCTCGTCGCCGGATTCGGCACAGCGGTCAGGGCGTTTACCTGCGCCTGATACTGGTCGATATCCGGGTATTGCCGACGAGCGTCCTGTGCAGCGGTGTTCTGTGCCTGCGTGGATTGCTGGACAATATGCACAGCAAGCTGGCGAACCGCGTTCGTCAACTGCTCTACCTGTTGTCCCTGCGTTTCCACTCTCTGACCCACGTCGGTCTTAACGACCTCGCGCATAATATCGAGGGCACCTTGCTCGTCGGGGCCGAGTCGGGCACGAACTGCTGCGAAAGGATCTTCCTCCGGGGAGGTAGCATCCACACGCGCACTCAGATCGTTCTGCTGGTTCTGCAACGTCGCCATCTGCAAGCGTTGCTGCAGAGTCTCGTTCTGCCGTCGCTGAGCGGCCACTTCCTGGCTCTTCTGGGTATAGGAACCCTTCAGTTGCCGGGCCATTGGCCTTAATGCTTCGGGAATAGACTCCAGGTCAGCATCGATGTCGATGCTTGCTGGTCGGTCTGGTGCGCCCGCTGTGGTCGCTCTTCCTGCAGAAGTAGAATCCGATGAAACAGAGCCTTCAATGGTCGGTGCTTCGCTCGGGGACTCAAGGTCGGCCCCCAGATCGATCACTTCACTGTCGGCTGTTTCTTCGGTCGTTCCACTATCTTCAGAAGAGTCCATTTGGACGGCTTCAGTCATCTTATTCTGTCCTTATTCGCCGTGCGGGTCACCGACCCAGTTTGGCAATGTGGAGGAAGGTCCGGGATCAGATTTCTGATAGCACCTGGAACCGCCCGTAGGATCAGACGATTCCTGCACATCCAGTTCCCTCATCAGGCGCTGCTTGTGGCCGTAACTCTCGACCACAACGCCCAGACCCGGCTCGAACTTCCCATACATGGACGAATGCGTCGCATGGATGAAGTTCTGTTTGGGGTGGGCAAACACCCTGTTGGCCTCGCTGCCGCACTCAACGCACGGCCGGCAAGGCGTGACCTCGCTCCTTAATGAAAAGTAAACATCAACTTCCACGAAACCGCAAGTAGAACATTTGTAGTCCTCCATTCGAGGCATGTCAGATACCCTTCGTTATGCGGGACAGGAGCCGCAGGCTCACGTCCTTCTGATGGTCACATCGATAGTCCCTGTCAACCATCACCTTGTATCCCGCCTCAGTGACGCGCTCACAGAAGTGGAAGTCCTCTCCCTTGCCGTCACGCATCTCAAATCGAGGCTCTTGGATCGCCTCGACCAGCTCTTTTTGCAGCACCATACAGCCACAGCCCACGGCATCGACGTTGAACAGGCGCTCTTTGGGCCAGCGCCGCTGGGGGATCGGCGCGTAGTTCTTGTCTGGCATTCTGAACCAGGTGTCCCAGACCAGTCCCTCCATCGTCAGATGCTGGTAGATGCCGTTGAGACAGGGAAATTCGTCGGCATGCTCCAGCAAATTCAGGTTCTTCGGCGGTACCGTATCCGCATCGACCATCCACAGGTGGGTACAGTCGCTGTGCAGAAATTGTTGGCATATCTGGTTCCTGTTCTCGACCACGCCCCAGCAGGAGCAGTGGATGTCAATGTCCGCATCAGGCATTTCTCTGGCAAACCACACCAGCCAGCGCGTCAATTCCCTGTCAATACCGTCGGCAGTGGGAATTCGCAGAAATACCTTCAAATCTCTCTCATTCAGTTCTGATTCCTGTCAACCACAGCACCGGGCTGTGAGATTCTCTGGGCGTTCGAGCGTACGGCCGAGTTGACCGAGCCGACGGTCTGCTGCACCTGGCTCAAGGGCGAACCAGTGCCCCGGCCGTCGCCACCGATACCCTCAATCTTGCCAGTGGGCTGGGTCTGACCGCCACCCCCTCCGGCCTGGGCCTGGAAGGCTTCCTGATGCTCCTGCAGATGCTGCTGTATGGTTTGCATAATCTGCTGGGCCAGCATCTGGTTGGCCTGGGCCAACTGCTGGAACTTCGGATCTTCCGGCAGTTTCTTATGCACTTCAGCGTGGGTTGTATGCTGCTCACCCGGATGCACCCTCACCTGCTGGCCGCTCATCAGCAGCAGATTCTCGTACTGAGCAGCCCGCTGGGCGTCGATTCGAGCCGCATCCCCGATGAACTTCTCCATATTCGGCACCCGGAAGCTCTGCAGCACATGACGCAGCACTTCGTTCCTGGGCACCTGCGGGAACTGCATCAGCCAGGTTGCCAGCGCGAGGGCATCTTCCTTCTCGATCTCCTCAAACATCGGCTTCATCGACGACGCTTCGACCTCGACGGTGAAACGAGCGGCCATCATATCGCCCCGCACCGCCTCAAACACCGGATCGTTCTCTGACTCTGCGACGTTGACCAGGAAGGCTTTCGGCTCATAGCGCACATCGCTGATGATTCTGGCGTAGTTGTAGGCCAGCTCCTTGTATACCTGGGCCACCTTGCCCTGCATCCAGTCACGGTTCAACTGGCCGAACGAGGCTTCCAGTGCCGCCTGCGTGGCGGTGCGTCTGGGACCGCCGCCGGAGGTCAGCGACGAGACGTTGAGAATCTGCTCCTGGTAGTTGCGGTAGTCCGACTCCAGGCCCAGTTGATCGGCCGGGGGCGTGGCCTGCGTCATCTCCGAGAAGGAGTTGTGTACGTCATCCACCCAGATGATCTTGCCGTCCTGGGCCTTGTCGATATCGTCACCGATATCCGGGTTGTTGGCCTGCTCTCCCTTGCGTCCCAGGATCGTGCGCGAGTTGCGCTTGATACCGTCAGCCCGACGGGTCAGCGACTCGACAATGCCAGCCTGGGTATCCTCGGCGTAAGCCATAACCGGCAGGCCGTAGAACTCTTCCGGGGTATTGTCGTAGGTCAGGGACGTATAGGGCGT